AAATCTTCTACTTCACCTGGTGTATTTCCATATGGTTGTAAATTTACTTTATCCGATACATCATTTCCAAGTTTAACCATACCTAACACGTCATTTTTATGTACACTTGATGGTGATGATGCATTTCCAAGAGAGTTTACTTTAGATTTACCTATCGCTCTTGATTCAACACTTCCTTTAACTATTTTTTCAGCATCGGTGCCCAATTCAAATTCTTTATCTATTAATTCTCTTGGAGATTCAAGTTTATCTACATATTTGTTATCTTTATCAAGCATATCATAAGATAAAGTTTTATAATCTGTCTTTTTCCTAGCAGTCCATCTATCCTCTGATATAAGTCCACCCTGTTGATGTTTCCTTGAATCCACGTTATTAGCCGGTTTAGATTCTGCCCTAAATTTACCTGCTAACTCATTTATCCCATCTCCAAGTTTTGAAAATATTGCTTTTGCTGCAGCTTTTCTAATTGCCTTTTTTCCTACTGCCGCAACTTCTTCTACTGGTTTTGGTGGGGGGTCTGGATCAAATCTATCTCTTGTATATTGTGCTAATTTATTAGTATATTTTCTATATGGTTTAATACCAAAATCTTCATAATCATCACTTCTCTCATATAGCCCTTTACCACTTTTAGCAAATCCCATTACATCTGCAACACCTGAACCTTTTAGATTCAAAAATCTTGAAACATTAGCAAATGGAATAATACTTGCATTAATATGTAGAGGATTATATAATTGAGTTTCTTTTCTTGGTTGTAAATACTGTAATACAAATTGTTTACCCAACCACCAAAGACCATCACCACTTGTTAAAAATTTAGTTAATCTAACTTGGTCTGTTAATGCAGTACCTAAATGTGTAGTAATTCCACCACGAACAAAATCTGTAGTGTGTCCCACATTAGAAAATCTGTTTTTTGCCCATCCATATCTATTTACATCCATTAAAGATTGTAAAATTAGTGGATGTTTGGTTGAATTAGAATCTAATCGTATTTGATTCTCTTTTTTAAATTCATACCGTGTTTTATATCTAAATCTTTGATTATCAGAATGTAAAAACTCTTGTCGTAATCTACTTTCTGGATAAGACATTACAGAAGATAATCCACCCACCATATTAGGATATTGTCTATTAAAATCACTTATTGGTGATAAGTTATTACCTTGATAATCTACTCTTTTTAAATCTAAAGGCCAAGTGAAATTCTTACCTTGTACTTTTTTATATTGAGATTCTCTTAATTTAAAATTCTTTTTAAATCCTCTATTTACCTTAAATTCTAAATCAAAAAAGTTATAACTTGAATTTCTTTCTCCAAATGTCTTCTCAAACGGATATACTTTATTTAATTTAAATCCTGTATTTGGGAATTTCATATTCAAAATAAATCCACTTGCATAATCATCTGTAAAATAATCTGATTGTCCTAAATTAGAATCAAACGGTTTAAATTTAGTAGATGTTCCTGGTTTAAAATCCTTACTAAATCCTCTTGCAGTATCATTTGTAAAGTAATCAGTAGTACTTAATTGATTTAAATTAGATGTTAGGTTTTCTAATGACATAATTATGCTTGAACTGCTCCAATTCCTTTAATTGTATTAATTTGTTGTCTTGATTGGTCTGCCCTCTCTACTGAACCAACTCTCATTTCTTTTCTCATTGCCTTTAATTCTTCAATCATAGGTTGTAAATTAAAATCTTGTGTTCTAACTGCAGTTTCTCCAGCGTGAATAGCCATTTCACCTCGTCTAACATTAGCCACCGTACCAGGATTCATTGTGGCTCCACTAACAGGAGGTCTTGCCGCAATTGCACTTGTAACTCCACCAGCAACTCCACCAAGTAGTAATCCTGCACCACCACCTTTAAGTGCTCCTTTTCCCATACCTTTCCACCCCTGTTTGGCCATTGCTGGGCCTACAAATGGTATAGCATTCAAAGCTCCTACCAAGGATCCAACTATTCCCAATAGTACAGTTCCTATTCCTGCTCCAATAGCTACCCATTTCCAAAGACTCGATGCTCCTTCTTCTTGAGCCTTATTAACTGCATTCGTTGCCCCAACAACTTTAGATACTTCACTTACTTGTAATCCTACAGCGTCTGCCAATGCTTTACGTTGAATAAGATTCATACTATTCCACTCATTCTCACCACCAACCGCTTTAACTATTTCTTGTTGTACTCCACTAATGTCTCCAGCAAGTGCTAATGACCGTGCCCTATCAAGATTAATATCTCTACCTAATAATACTGAAGCTTCCATCTGTTTAGTAAGAGAATCTTCAAGATTTAATAATCCTTCTGCTGCCCCAGTCATTGCACTCATTTCTAAACCAAGTTTCTTCGCTTGAATAGCTGCTTGCATTAAATTTCTACCACTATCTTTAGTAAATTTAGCAAATGCTTCAGAATCGGCTGCCATTGATTCAAATACTGCTGCGGGTGATACACCTTCAAGTCTTGCCATTTGAGCAGCTTCGTTTTGAACATTCAATAATTGTTTCTTTGACATACCACTTGTGGCAGTTTGTAATTTTAAAAGTTTTGCAGAATGTACTTCTTGAATTCCATATTGTTTACTAAGTCGTAACATCTGAGCTGCGTGCACAACCGTTATATCATTTATATTACCAAATTCAGCTGTCATTGCCTTAACAGCTTCGGCATTTACTGCAAGTGCTCCACCGAGTTTTATTGTTTGAGCATAACTTAATCCAGTTTCATTTGCAAATTGAACCATTCCCGCTACCATTTTAAGCACTGCACCTAATACTAATGCAGCTGCCCCAGATAAAGCAATCATCTTTATATTTGCACCTTTAAGTCCTTTTGCCTGTTCACCTGTTTCGTGAGTTATATCTCCCTGAATGCCTCGTTCTTTTTTATATGCGTCTAATGATACTCCTTGAAAAGCTAACCCTGACTTTCTATAGTCTAATAACGCTTGATGTTCGTCTAATGGCACCTCTGGTTCTTTAATATTAAATGCCTTTTTAACACTTTCGCCAATTTTCTTTTTTATATCATCTTCCCACTTATCTACAGGAATCATTTTAGATAATAGCCCACCAATTATAGGTATTTTTCCAACCAAGTCTTGCATATATTTAACTGGTTTAAAAAATTGTTCAGCTGTTGCTTCAGATATATCATGCATTTTCTTTAATCGTTCATTTAAATTTTGTTGAACTTCTAAATTTAAAATTGACGCTTTAAGTTCTTCATCACCAGTTTGAGCTTGAAGTTTTTTCATATTAAGGATCTGTTTAGATAAATCTAAATTTTGATATTCTGCAGTTCCTATATTTTCTATATTTGCTTGTAAATCTGCAGTATTATCTACTTCTAAAGATAACGCCTTAGCTACTTTTACATGAAGTTTAGCTTTAGACTTACCATATTTTAATAACATTTGATGATTATGTTTTAATCCTGTAACTAAAGCCGTCTCTGCCTTCAAAGACTTCATCATAACCCTACCCAAATCTATTTGATCTCTATATTCTTCAGTTACTGCCTGATAACCTTGTATTAATTCTCTAGCACCCTTTCTTTTTTCCTTTAAAGCCTTAATTTCCTTTTGGGCATCAGTTACTGCCTTTCCCCTTAACTTAGAAAGAGTTTCCTCTAAAGCCTTAATTTCTTTAGTGGCCTTTAGGATCTCTCGTTTTTGTTTTAACTCATATTCAGTGCTTTGGGCCATTGATTAACTCTATTTTAGATTGTAAATATATAAACTATTAATTAATAAAACAAAAACTAGTATTAATCCATAATTGCATCTAATGCTGCCATTTGTCGTGCATATTGAGGATTATTCTTTTTATTTTTCTGAATTTGTTTTCTCATCTTATCAGCAAGGTCATCTCCCTTTTTCATTAATTTTTGCATTTCAGGGTCGGATTTCAATAATGCGGCTGCCTTTTTACCTGATTTGCCTGCTAGGGATTTTAAAATCCTTCCTAAAAATTCATTTAAAACATTTTCATTTTTGTAGTTATATTTTGCCATATTAATTTTATACCTTGGATTGGTTAATAATAAATATCATTAATCTTTATTTTTTGAAATTAGGCATTTTTGTAGACTGTTGTTGTTTTTGTAATTGTTTGGATTCTTCTTCGTATGTTGAAGAAAGTTTTTGAAGATACCATCTACGTAAATAGACTGGCATTGTGTATAAATCATGAAAAGTAAAACTACCCTTTCCATAATACATTAAATCAAATATTTGTTTGTGTATTTCTAGTTTATACTTTAACGGAAGGCCAAAAAAACTGTACCGTCATAGGGACGGTGACTTCTACCCCCTCTCCACCATCATCTATAACTATATCTAAGACAATATCTGGGGTAATACCAAGATAGTATGCTCTAAATGCCTGTGAGTCTTGTGTGAAAAACTCATTATCTACAAAATTATTAACAAATGCTCGTTCAGAATTACCATCTACTGAAATTATCATCTTTTTAAATCTAGATGTTACTTCTGTTCTAACTTCACTACCTGCTTTTTCCATCTGTTCTAATTGTATAGTAACTTCTCTTTCTTCACCATCTGTTAGAATTTTAAATTCTACTGTTCTTTCTGATTGTGGAAGTTTAAAACTAAATAAATTCTTCCCTTTTTCTTGTTTAGAAAAATCTATTTTTTTATCTTTTAATGTAGTTAAATCGTGTGTATGTTCTTTAGATTGTCCTAAATTATCAATATAATCAAAAGTATATTCTTTACCATATGCAAGAACTCTTGCAGCGATAAATAATGCATTTTTATCACCTATCAACATACTGTTAAGGTCTATTTTCTTATCGACGACCAAAGATTCCAATAATTTATCCAACACAATCCCTTTTGTAATAAGATTTTGTGAAGTTAAAATATCTTCTTCTTTGGCAGTCATGTATTTTATTTCAATTTGCCCTGAAGATAATGGGTTGTCCTCTGGATAATAATATCCCTTAGAGGGCAAGTCCACTACTTCCGTAGGGAATTTATTCTCTGCCATGTGTACTCCTATTGGATTAGAGTTATAACCTAATTATAACTATTTTTAAAACTATAAATTTTTAATTATTTTTTCGGTGCGAATTTATCTTTAATTGGTTTCAAAATCATATCAAATAAGATATCGTCATACTTTGTTGGTGTAAGTTTTACGATTTTTTCTACTGCGTAAATACCAACCAAAACATATTCCCAATTTGCTGCTATCCATTCACTCATTTTTATTCTCCGTTTTAATTAGAATTGTAAGATTGCGTAGTCGTAACGCAATGTTAATTCGATGTCTACTGGATCTGTTCCATTTGCAAAATCTACATCATTAAAGTTAACATCTTGACACCACGCCCCCTTTAATGTCCATTCTTCAACAATATCTCCTACTGGACCCAATAAATTAAATGTAATATCTTTTTTATAAAAATCTGCATATCCATCACGACCTGTTACAGATTCGTGGGATAGTCTCACCCATTCCATACATGCTTGTGCTGCGGAAGGTACAATAGGATCATACAAAGTAAGTGCCAATGGTTGCCACTCACCTTTACCCTTAATGTATCTCTTTACATTAATATGGTCTAATACTATTTCTTCAAATGTTAACTGAGGTCTTGCTGCAGTTTTGATTAAATATGCGGGTAGACCTTCAATATACATGACATACCGGTTTTTAGTTTTTGGTTCAAACGGCGTGAACATTATTTCTGAAGGATCAATTAACTCTGGCATTTCCAATTCTCCTATTGTTAAAATTGTTGTACATATTGTACTTCAAGTATAAATATCAAACAATTTAAAAAAAATGAATTTCTAAATATGTCAATTCATAGAAGTTTTTTAGAAGTTTTATTAGGCAATAAAAAACCCCACATAATGTGAGGCTTTTTATCTCGATTTTTCGAATTAGTCTGGGAACGATGCTCCTGTGGGTAATACCACGAAGTCAAGAACAATAAATTCCGCTGTTCTCGTAGGTTGGATAAATATCTGTCCTACAAGACGGTTTCTATCAACAACATCAGGTGTGTTATTACTATCGTCCATCACTACTCTAAATGCATTCAAACCACTATTGGCCTGTACACTTTCAAGGTAAGGATTAACAATATTCAAGAAACGATTCCTTGTTGCTGTTGTGTTCTGTTCGAAAACTAAATATCTTGAGGATGATGCGATGAATTTCTTCAATGCAATCAACAATCTACGAACATTAATCCTATCAAGTGCTGAAGGTTTAGACTGAAGTGTCTTCTGTCCAAATACCGTTACACCTTGACCTGGGAATGTTGCAATTGGATTAACTCTATTTTCATACAGTTTATCTCTCTCAGCGTGAGTTAATCGTGTTTTAGCTTCTAATACTGAAGTTAAACCACCACGATTTAGACCAGCTGGTGCAAACCATTCGTGTGCTATTTTATCTGTAAAGGATATTACACCTGGTAGAACAACTGAAGGTGGCACCCAAACTGGTAATTGTGTTTCAGAATCAACTACTTTAACCCAAGGAAAATAAGTCCCTGCGTAATTAGTATCTAATGCACTTATACCGTTTGTTGCGTTATCAATTGTATCACTCCATGCAAATCCATCCATTACATAAAAGGCATCACCACGAGCTTCAATTTTTGAAATTGCGTGGTTGGTTACTGCACTATGTACAATTGACCCGGCCTTACTATGAAGTACACCTGGAATAGCCAATAAATTAATATCGAACTCATCAGGATTACTAATAGCATTGATTGCCCGTTTGTATGCCACAGAACCACTTGCTGTTGCAGATGATAAATCAAATCCTTGTGTGTTTGTACCAGAAATATCATTTCCAGTTGCTTTGATTGTTACTGGATCATCACCATCAAATCCCCATTGTAGAGGCATTACAAATTTCCTCTGTGCAATGTCTGAATTTGCTAATGTGATTGTGGTTGAACCATTTGCTGCCGTAGAAACATTTAAGTCTCCTGCTGCATTATCATCACCGTTCATATTCAATAATGAAAATACACTATTTGAACCTGTGGTTGCATTATAAGGAATAGGAGCTAAATACTCTCTATTATCCTTTAACTTATAATCAAAACCATAAAATACGTTTTGGTCAAAATCACCAACACTATTTTTCTGGTCTGATTTAAGTGTTACTGTAGGTACAAATGAACCTAATACAGGATTACTCACTGCTTCAAATCCAAAAGGTACTACTGTTTTAGCCAAGTTCTTAAGGTCTGCATAATCTCCAACACGAATCCATTTAGATTGATTTGGCCAATCACCTTTATAGGTTAATTTACCATTTGAATCAATTTCGACAAATCTATCACCAACTTTTCTTGCGAAATAGTTGTTTGATGCTCTATCAAAATTACAATTATCAAATTGTTCAAGAATTACATCATCGTCTGATTGTCCAGGATTGTTTTTTCTTACCTGTATAGAGAATTCACCATAATCCGAACCAGGAATTGAACCAGCCGCTTTAATATTTAAAATACATACTTTAAATTCTTCATTCACACTTGTTCCGTGAGATAATGAATAAACTCTAAATAAGTTATTAAATGAACGAGTTGATGTTACTCCTTGGTCGATAACTGTAGGTGTTCTTGCTACAGAATAATCTTTATTTCCTGTCCAAGTTGCTGCTACACCAGTTGCTCCATATTGTGCTGAATATCCAGTTCCACTTTGAAAATCTTGTCCAGCCGATGCACTTGAACTACCTGTTACTGATAATCCAGTCCAAGACTGATGATTATTGTGTGCAGTTTCTTTAAATACTTTGTAAAGGTATACATTTGATGTATTTGTCATTGGATCTGAACTAATCACTTTATCAATAAACAAATCACTTGATGTTGCAAATGATGCACTTATTGTTTCATGATATGTTCCAGCTGTATTAGTAGAACCACTTATGTGTATTACAAAATCGCCTGCCGTAGTGGCATCACTATAAAATCCTTTGGCTTGTTCTACACCACTTCTCATTACTCGTGTTCCATCAATACCAGCTGCTCCAGCACCACGTGAAGGTGCTAAAACTGCTATTAAATCTTCGTTAGATGAACCACTTGCAACTATATTAACATAATCTGTCTTATATCCACCAATACCAAGAACTCTAACTATTGTTACAGCACTGGCACTTTTAAGATATTCTTGAACTGTGTAGGGAACATAATAATCTTCACTCACTTTACCAAATGTTTCTTCAAATTCTTGAAAATTACTAAGTATAGTTGGTGTGAATGCTGGGCCCTTTTCAGTCGGCCCGATTATTGCTGCCCCAATATCAGAAATACCTTGTGGTAGAAAAGACAAGTCCCGCTCTTCCGTAAAAACGCCAGGACTTACTATTCTTTCCGCCATTATTTTTCTCCCAATTTATGAGGTTGTTTTAATACAAATTAAAGTTATATATAAATATAAGCCAAATTTCTCAAACATTAGTTTTGGGGAGTAAATTTACCTGTTTCTACATCAAGATTACCAATTCCGTACTTATCTGTCATCTTTTTTACAATTTCTTCTTCAGATTCTCTTGCTTCATCATATGCAACTAACAATTTCTGTTCATTAGATTCTATATTTTCTAATTCTCTTGTTAATTGACTACGTTGTAAAGTAATCTGTCCAAGTTGTAAAGCTAAACCTTGGTATTTTTCTTGTAAAGATTTAATCTCTTGAATCTCTTCTTCAGGTACTACTACCTCTTGATTTTTCTTATCTTCGGCCATGTTAAAACCTCCATTTTGTTGTTAATAAATATATCTAACTATAAGTATCTAATTAGATTTCAAATCATCAATTTCTTTTTTCAGTTCTTTAATTGATTCTATCAAAACAGGAACTAACTTATTATAATCCACTGCTTTAAACTTTTCTCTACCATTCAATCCTTCGTGTTCTTTCACAAGTTCAGGAATGACTGCTTCAACTTCTTGTGCTAACACTCCAACATCGTGTCCCATATCTTC